TACCATCCAAGTTATTCTTGCTGATTGAATTTCGTTTGGGTTAAGGACTACTATCTCAAAGGGTTTGCCGAATGTTTCTTCCATTTGGTTTTCCTTTTCTTTTATCTCTTCCGATGTGGGCGCTTCTTCCGCCATTACTGTCATTCTTACGCCCTGTCCTTGATCCCGAACTCCTCTTGCTCGTGAAACTATCCGGTATCTATCTTTTAAAGCATTTCTCGCTTCGTCTAATACCGTATCTAACGGACTGAACCACTTATCCAATAAAATCATAATCCGCTTCATTGTCAGTTTCTTCTCAAGTAAAGTAGCGGCCAAGATTAGTATACCCATCATAATTCTGGCCTGTCTTTGTAATTCTAATATCTGGGTGGCGGTTGGTTTTGCTCCTGCCTCTCTTTGGCCTGTGAATGTCTGCGAAGCAGTGTTTCGGTCAACATTGGCTATCACTTCTTGTATCATATTGAACTCTGATGTAGTAACTCCTTGCGCTTGCTGTTCTGAAAGAGGAAGTATCTGCCCTGGTTGTAATCCCATTGTTATCTGCCCGGGCATAAATATGCGTTTTGATACTATCCTGCCTGAAGTATTTATAGATGGCGGCATAAACGATTTCTGGGTCTTTAATACCGCTAATCTCATCATTTCGTCTAATAAAGCCACCAGGTTCTTGTTTTTGAATATGAATGACTTGCCCATAGCGAAGTCAAACCTTATGGGTTCTAAGTTCTGCTGGACTATTGAGTATTCTCTGTGTCCCCAGGGGAACGGATAGCCCATTGGAAGCATAACAACCCCGTTTAATATGATTTGGAACTCTTGGTTTGGCTTGTCCTGGTATTTGATTACCTCTACTTTGTTCTTCTCAATGTCAGAAGTCAGACGCCAGACATTATCAACCATTTCGTTCCCAATAGTTCCCGAAAACTCTTTTTTGTCCTTTGAAACGTATTGCCAGCGTTCCCAGATGTCCTTGCCGTTGACCTTATTCCCGTAAATCTTCTCTGCTTCCGAGTAGTTTATTACCTCAACCGTGAATATGTAGGGCTGGTTCTCTATAAAATACTGCCTCATATCGCCTAAATACACGGATAACAGCGATAAAATCTTCCTTTTTGGCTGTCCCTGACCCTTTTTTCTGTCAGTAGTCCATTTGGCTTGCTTTATATTACCTGAAAAGTCCTGTGTGATTTCCTTTTCAACTTTCCAGCCCTCGTCCCATAATTCCTCCAAGAATACTGTGCCTTGTTTTAGCATTTCGTATTGTCGTAGCATTTTCAGTTCTTCGTCCCCTCCCTCGTTCTCCATTTCCTCTGTCTTTTCTACTATATCCTCCATTGCGTTTCCTGTAATAGTAAGAGGAATTTGGCTTTTTCCCCCATAAGCAATAATGTCCGGTTGTAAGTTAAGCCCTTGATACGAGGCGAGGAAAGCCATCATCTTATTTCGTAGTGTTCCTGATTCAAAAGTAACATCGCCCCTGTTCTTCGCAGGTTTAATCATTGTGTTTGCCCTTCTCTCGTTCTCTTCGTAATACTGGGATAAACTCATTCCGTCAAACTCTTCGTGAGGTGCGTCCCTTTGGTCTTTTGCTTCAGTTAATCTCTTTTGGAGATTTTTGATGTAGATTTCTTCCGAATCTGAATAATCTGGGGCTTCAACTACCTCGTCTTTTTCTACTAAAAGAACACTATCTTTTTCTTTTGGCATAATTATTTTTAGCGGTTTTTACCTTTTCCTCTGCCACCACCTCTACCAAAACCTGGTCCTGAACTTCTGCCAGGTCCTGTATTGCGGTTTCTTCTACCTCCTCCGGGCATTCCTTTACCTTTTCCCGCTCCTTGTTTTGCTCCGTATTTTGGCATAATACTTTTTTGGAATATATGGATTATATGTCCAAGTTGCGTTTTTTAAATAATCTTTTAATTGAATTGTTGTATATTTTGTCATATTGATGGCCAAGGTGAAAAGGGGTTAAAATCCTCTTGCCCGACTCTCTCGTTTTGAATATCTGTTCTTTCTAAATATGTTCTTTCTCTGTCCGCATAAGGAATATCAGGAGAAACGAATGTTAAAGCAAGTGAATCTGCCACATCGGGACTGTCTATTCCTTTCTTTAACATCATTTCTTTTGGCATTATCACCATCTTGCCTTTTGTTCCCTCAAGTTTGGTTCGGTATTTTATTCTTGCCAGTTGAAACCAATCATCGTCTTCTAATAACTTTCCGCCTTTTTTAATCCACTGAATTGCTTTCCAAAACATTTCGGCCCTTAAATTAACAAACTTCTCTGCCTCTATTTTGTTTGTGGGTTTCTCGCCGGCATTTATTCCCCTGATTCCTGTTGTTTCTTTATCCCTGCTAAGTATATCGTAAAGCCCTTTTCCTATTGCTACCTTGTCCATAGAGATATCCATAGGCCTGACTTTCTTCAGTGTCTTGAAATCTATTACTTTCTCAGCCAAGTTCATTGTGTCTGGGTCGTGAGTTTTGTGAATTATTCGGGCATAATTTGTGAACCTTTGGACTATCACGCTGAAGTTCCTTCCTCCTCCTGCTACATCAACCCCGAGTTTGTTTATTCCGAAGCCGTGTGCTTCTTTAACAAATGCCGCCTTTATTTCGTCTTTGGTTATTAAAGGTATCCAACCTTCCTCGTCAACTGTTCCAAGTGGCGGTCTTTGGCACTCGTATAATACTCCGAAGAATGGTTGCTTTCTCATTTCTTCCACATATTCCGGAGTCAATCTGCCTTCTTTAATCGCTTGTGGGTATCTAATTATTACTTTCTTGTAGTTCGGATCTTCTCTCGAATTATCAAAATGCTCGCTATCCCAGGGGTTTCCAACCTTCACTAAAAAGTTCTCTGGCTGGTCTCCAAGCATACGCATTACTAAGGCGTGGTCTTTTTCGTTTATCAAGGCGCTTTCATCTTCAACTACATTTGGCGCTCCTAATCCCATTGCCGCATTTGCTGTTGTAATAAATATCTCGCCAAGTAATCCATTTTCAAGTTTGAAGTTTATCCTGCTTTTGTTTCTGTGCCTTTTGATTGATTCTTCGCTTTCTCCTTTTTCCATTACGAATCTCTGTTTTGTGTAGTCGTTGTCAAATATGTGCTTGATAATGTAGTTCATTATTATCCCTGCTTTTTCTCTCTCTCCGGCCACTATCGCCCACTTCTCCGGGAACGTGGAAACTCTTGTAAGAACTGCTAATGAGATTGCTTCTGAATTATGGGTTGGAATATGATTTTTACCTACTAAATATATTCCATCTTCACTTTCTAATTCTATACAATTTCCTTGAACAGAAGTAATTTCTTTTATTTCTGTTATATAAATATGTCTTTGATTTTTAATTACTTTAACTTTTTTTCTTGGAAGACTCGTAGGAATATCAATTACAGGAGTAAACCCTAAAATAAACACATCTTTCTTACCATTTATTCCAGTCGATGATATTGTTTTTTTAACTCTTGTTAAAGAAACTCTCATTCCCAATCCTCTAATTAATTCTCTAACATCTTCTATAAGATTTATATCTGTATTAATAAATAATATTCTATAATCTTTCCATCCATCTCTTGTTCCATTTCTAACACTTCCGTCAGAATCTATTAGTCCAGCTAACAGCTCAATCCTTTGTCCTACCGAAGAAAGTAAATACTTTTTAGGAATTCTTTTATTTCCTTTCTGTGTTTTTCCTTTTCCGCTTATTAAAAATCCCTCTTTTATAAGCTCCCCATATAATTTTCTAAAATAACTTGTATATACTCCTGTTATTTTATGAATTGAAAAGCCTGTTCTCTTGTATCCAATCTTATCAAATTTATTAATTATCTCTCGGTCTTTCTTAGAATGAGTAATACAATTTTTATTATATGTCCCATCACCCAACCATATTCCTAAAACATAAGGATGAATGATTAAATCTTTTTTTTCAAATTCTAAAGGTTTTATATTAGGAACCCTTAAATAATTTCTTTTACTATCCAATCTATATTTTAAAATTTCATTAGTTTCTAAAATTTTATATTCTTTATTCTTCCATTCTTTATGATTTACAAGCCATTGATGTTGTGAATGACATTTTATTTTTTCCCCATTTGTAAACTTTACTTCTAAATTCGCCTTTCCTTTCGGCATCACATTTTTAATCCTTACACTTTTTCCTTTATGATTAAAAACATAATCTCCGACTTTCAATTCTCCGTGCTTTTTCCATCCTTTTGTTGTATATACTGAAGTATCATCTGAAATTAACTTTCCATAACGTGTTGGAGTTTCACAATGTATTCTTGAATATTTTTTTTTAAATATCAGATCAAATATCTCTACTTGCCCGGGAGTAAGTATAAAAGGTTTTCCATCATCTCCCTTGTAGAGTTTAGCCACAAGTTCTTTTGTCTTCTCCATATTATTCTCCTGCTAATTTTTTTATGCTGTCTGCTAAAGCTTTTAAACCTTCTAATTGGGGAATATTGTGTTCTGACTTTTCCTGCCAATCCAAGAAATACTGAAACCATAATTTGAAATCTGATGTTCGTCCCTCAGATTTAATAGAGTTATAAAATTCCTGCATCACATCCGCTGTCTTCTCTCTTCCCCATTTCTTCCATTCGACTTTAACTGCTTCCCAGAAATCGTCTCTCTTTTTCCAAGCACTTAATGTTTGTTCAGAAACTTTAAACTTTTTAGCAAACTCTTCTTGTGTTTTGGGTTCTCTTATTGGTTCAGGCACACTCATCCAAAGGACAAACTCCTTAAATATCTCTGGCTTGGTTAATGCCTTTGTCTCTTTCTTTCTTAAAGTTTTTAAAGTTTTTTTTTTATTTCTTCAACCATCTTAATTAAAAAAACCCATTACCTAAAAAGGGTCAGTTTTAAATAACTTAATTTT